CGCAATTACTGGGTTTAGGCAGGGTATAAAAAATGAATACCCAATCCTAAACTGGTTCCAGTTAATTTCGTACGTTATCTTCTCCACTTTCATCGTTGTCAGGCTGCATATAGTCCATGTCAATAAAGTCGGAATGCGAAGCGTCTAACACTAGGCAACGTATACCCGGAGACATAATTTTAGAACCTTTCGCTAAGCGTTTATTGGTTATGTCTAGGAGAATACCCTTTTGCTCCAATGCCTTTTTAGTGTCCGCATAGTTTATCTGGTACCGTACACAGTCGTCTTTAAAAGCTTTTACAGATATAAATACCTTCTTTGTATCCGGCTCATGCCTTATTAGCAACGGGCCTTTAGGCTCTAAAACAGGGAACTTTGGCATCTGAGTCCGCTTGTCTACACCATCTTCCACGACTAGTATGTTAGTTTGGTGGCGGTTAATGAAGTCACCTACAGTGCTACTGGCGTCACTAACTGGGGCGGTTGCTTCTGTGCGCATATGAGATAAATCTGTAGTAACCACCTTATATATTTTGCCTAAATCCCAATCAGGTAAAAGTCCAAGCTTTGAAGCTATCCTACCACCCGCAAGGTTAGCAGCTACGACCGCAGACCAATTCCTCTCGCGTTGCGTGAAGTTAAGCTCCATGTCTAGCTTCTTCTGTATAGCCAATACTAGTTCCTTCACTTGCTGTAGGTTGCCTATAACGTAGCGCATGTACACTTCGCCAGCTAAACCGTAATTATTATTCAGTCCATGGTCTAACTTATCTTTGCCTTCTTGGGTACTTATAATATTGGTGTCTGTGTAGCCCACCTTAAACTCCAGCAAGCGCATCATTTCTCCGGCAGGATTGTTTTTGATCAGCATAAGTTTCTCGTTAAACGCAGCATTAGCGCTAGTCAAAGTTATAGACCGCCAAGTCGTGTTGTTTTCTCTTAGCTCATTAGCGTTGCTTTTAGCCTTGTCTTTACCGCGCCCCTGCGAAAAAGCGTAGAGCATATCAGAAAGCAGCTCCGCCGGTATGTTAGTAACCTCGTCTATGGTGTTTACTATGTTATTTAATATGCCAACTTTGATTGTTTTGCCTACGTCAGTATCTTTAGGATTGCCCAGCAGCATTTCTGGGTCACCAAATACACTGTTAGCCGCACGCAGTACAGTAGTTTTCCCTGCACCGGAATCAGAATGAACCAAGTTAATTACCGCACCTTTCTGGCCCGTAAACTTAAGGAGCGGCGAGCCAAACCCCGACAACACACCAAAAGCTTGGATTTCTAAACCGGGTCTACTGTATAAAGCTATTGCCTCTTTCCAAGCATCCAACGTCCCTTTTGGGTTAAACAGATGGGTCATGGTCTTAGTGACGCTAGAAGGCGGGCTATAGTACGTTCTGTTTTCGTGGGTTATTTCTCTGTCGCCTACTATAAACTTAGTGTCGTTATCTGCCCAACCATATTGTAATCTCATTTGTTCTGCCTTCTCTTTATACTGAAGTTCTTTAATAGAAGTAATTAAGTACTCAATTATGAGCTTACGCCCCGCTTCGTTAGTTATTACGCCGTTTTTAGATAATGCTTGGGATAGCTCTCGCCTGTCCGTAACTGATGCGTTAGGTAATATAAACTCTTTGACTCCGTCCTTCGGCATGTGGTGCTTTACTACCGCTACGAAACCAACAAAGGGGTCTTCCATAAGTTTTTCTATGTATAGATCGTTGTGATATATCAGCTTAGGCGGCAGCTCTTCGTCTTCAACCTGAAAGGCTGCGTATACACCACCGCTCTTGCCCCGAAAGTACGGGTCTGGTAGAGCCGGAATCACATGTACGCCCCTTTCGCGACCTTCGGATTGTTGCTCCTTAGATTCTAACTTCGGTGCAGCTCTAGCTATTACCTTACCCAGAACTATGGGGCTGGTGATTTTGCCTTTATGGGGACAGCCTTCGCAACCACCTGCGTTGTTTATTTCAAACTCTGCGCAGGAATGTGGCCCTGCTATATGCAGTATCTTCCGTTCTACTTCAAGGGGATTGTAGTCTGGGTGCCCAGAGGACAGCTTGTGCACAGCTTCGTTGCCGTCCGAACAGAATTTAGCTACCGATAAAGCATCGAACCACCTTGGCTCTGACAATGTTGCCCTTTCGGTATAACAGCTATTTAACTGCGCACACCCGTCTTTCTTGGCAGCGCGTTGCATTATCCGTTTAAAGCTAGTGTCAGAGTTGGCTAGAATAGCTTGCCCAAGTGCGCTTAGCCCGCGCCTAGGCTTCTTAATGGGAACAGCCCCTTCAACTACGTTAAACAAAGAACGTATGGAATTGAACGAAATTGGGGCCGCTTCCCTGATAAGGAGAACCGGTTTCTCAGCCTTTCCACTCGCGTCGCCCTTGTAGTTTTTACTGTAGAGAGGTCTGAGTACTCTAGCAGCCTCAAATACCTTAGTATCTACGTAAAACTCGTGGTCGATACAAGCTTGGCGCAAACGCTTCGCTACAACGTCCCATTCGTCTCTTGGCACATCTTCTTCTAGAGGCCAGTAGGCATGGATGCCGTTACCAGAGTTAACGATCAAAGGGAGTGGTAGCTTAGTGGCTTTACAGAACTCCTTTAACGCGTTTAACCCTTTTACTTGGGTTTCATACCCTTGGGGTCGTCCTGTCCGAGCGTCTACTGCCGACTTATTTGGCCCGCAGTCTATGTCTACCCAAAAAGACTTAAGAGACTCTACGTTATCCTGTGCCCTACTACTTCCGTCTTTGTACTTTGCTAGTCCAAAAAATACGCACCACCGGTCTTCTACGTACTTAGCTATAGCCTCATCTAATTCTCGCCGAGTCTCAAACATTAACTGGCGTATTTTAGTTTTGTCCTTAACGGCTAAAAACCCGTACCATCCCCCCGCAGGGCGCACTAAACCTATTAGGTCTAAATTGCTCATAAAATCACCGCTGCAAATTATCTATATATTTTTCTACCTTTTTAGCAATCGGTGGCTTCGGACTTGATACACCCGCAAACCAGTTATACACAGTCTGGCGACTAACGCCTAGGCGCGTAGCTACGCGGGCCACAGGTACATCTTTCCTGATACACAGCCTTCCTAGCTTTACGCCTAGACTTTGTCGATCTGCGGATTTGTTTATTTCAATAAGCTTTACGCTATATCCGTAACTCATCAGTCATCGTCGCCCCACTCACCTATAATAGACGCTAAGTCAGCATCCTCTTCGACAGGCGCTTCTTCCTGCTTCTTGCTAGGGCGTTTGACCGGTTCTTCTACGGGTTCTTCTATTGCTACAGGTTCTTTAACTACTACCTGTTGAGCTTCTGCTTCGTCATTAGGTGCTCTATATTGAAGCTTTACGTAGCGATCTGCGTCTGGGGTTGCCTGAGCACGAAGGACAATTGATTCGTATTCTTCGTCAGAAACTTCACGGGCGGGAGAGAACAGAACGCAATCATGGCTTTCGCTGTCGTTAGTAGATATTGTAGTAACAACAGTATCAGGAGACATGCCATTCGTTGTTATAAACTCAATGTACTTCTCAAACCTATGGGTATTGGCAGAGACGCTCTCGCCAAAAAGCGACGTAGCTGAAAATTGCATTTGGTATACTTCTCCGCTTGGGTCGCCAGCTAGAACCAATGCAACCCTACGCCTAAACGCACAAGCCCTACTTTTCCCTGTAGCGCCAGAACCAGCTACATTTTGCGGGCAAAGCGCGCAGCTTTCAGCCTGTGGTTGCGGGATTCCTTCGTCGGGGACAAGTCCCCTATTGGAGAAGCATGTTGGCGGTACGTATTTCTCGGACTGCTTTTTCTTACTGAAAGCAGTGTCGTAGTACTGACGAGAAATTTCAGGGAGCATGTTTACTATGATCACATCAATTTCTTTTGCTACTGCTTCGCCTACTTCGTTGCCGTTAACCAGCTTGATAAACTTGCCCTTTTCGTGTTTAAGGACTCGGCTTGTGTAGGTGCTATTTTTAACTACTTGTTGACCTAGCGCGGTTAAGGGGCGATTACCAGCTGTAGCAACGCCTTTCTGTTGGGTAAAGATTTGTACATCACTAGTCATATTTAAACTCCTATTTAGATCGAGGTTTTGTTACTGAAACTATGTACTTACGGTCGCTTTGCAAGCCTTTAGGGAGCTTATCAGGGTTGTCCTCTAAAAACTTCTGCATATTTCCGGTGTGTATTCTGGACTCCAACAAATGCAAAGCGTCGTTTTCTTTCATAAACTCGTGCATTTCGTGCCAGTCGGAAGCCCAAAATCTAGTCTGTATCCTACGGCTTACTGTGCCAGATTCAGTGCGCATACTTTCTGTACCCTGCTCTGCAAAGGTAGTAAGTAACGCATCCGAGATTCGTTGTTGTTTTTCTTTTAGGTCTTTTATTTCTTCTGTCTTGTCTGTTATTGCGTTGCGCAATTTGATATACGCAGAGACAAGTTTATCGGTGTTCGGTGTTGCCATCGTTCCTCCACTTGTATTTTAAGGGGAACTTAGTTTAACACCTTGTTTGACAATGTCAAACAGTTTTTCTAATTTCGTTACGGTAAAGCTCAATAATTTTATTGTGGTTTAATATATTATTTTGGAGCATTGTGTATAGTTTGTGTTCTACTTCGCTGCCCTGTATGTGCACTATGGTCATGTTGTTTTTCTGTCCGGGGCGGTTGATCCTAGCGTTAGCTTGTAGGTATGTCTCTACGCTAGTAACCGGAGCGTACCAGATTATGGTGTCGGCGGCGGTTAGTGTCAGCCCGTGCGACGCAGCTTGCGGTTGTATGATTAGTATTCGCGGGTCGGTTGCTTTCTGGAAATCTTCAAATATCTGGCTGCGTTTGTTTAAAGTAACTTTGCCGGAAATAACTTCGTTACTGACTTTTTTGCGGTCTAAAAACTTTTTCAATAGCTCTATCGTGTGGGTGTACGGCACAAAAATTAAAACTTTGTTACTTGCTTCAGCTATGGCTTCGTAGACCACGTTCAGCCTGTTGCTTACATCAAACTCAACTACTTCTCCTGTGTCTGTGTACACAGCACCACCAGATATTTGCAGTAGTTTGTTTAGGTTAGTAGCCGCGTTTACAGAAGTAACATCTTCCCCCGCTGCTTGTATAGCCATTTGTTTTTTCAATAGTTTGTAATACTTTTCCTGCTGGGCGGTTAAAGGTACATCACGTTCAACATGTATTACGTCGGGCAAATCTAGGCATTGGCTGCGTTCAAACCGAATGGCTGGTTGAAGCGCAGCGTGGACTATTTTGTCAGCGTCTAACTTTGGTCGCCATATATACTGCGTAACTTTGCGCATGACTAAGTCTCTGTATTGCCCAAAGTATTTTGGTATTCTCTCTGGGCTTATTAACTTAGCTAACCCATAAGCATCTAATGGCGATTGTGCTGCTGGCGTACCGGTAAGCATCCACAACCACTCTATGTTTTCGGTCAAGCCCTTGAGAACTTTCCACCTGTTGGTTTGTTGGTTTTTGTAAGCGGAAGCTTCGTCGACTACGATCATGTCGAAACCACCGTTTTTAATCTCGTCCCTAATTACCTCTACACCGTCAAAATTTACGATTACAAACTGAGACCCTGCTTCTAATATGCGCTTACGGGTACTGGAACTGCCGTAGGCTACAGAACAACTACGGTGCATAGCGAATTTGAACAGATCAGTTTGCCATGCGGATTTCATAATAGATAACGGGCATATGATTAAGACCCTGTTTATAAGTCCTTGGTTCATAAGGTAATCCGTCGCCCATATAACAGACGCAGTTTTACCAGTGCCAGCTTCGTTAAAACAAAAAGCTTTCTTGCGCAAACTTAAAAAGGAAGCAGTTTCTTTCTGATGCGCAAAAGGAGTAAGTTTGCCAGACCAAGCGTAGTCCCTCAGCATAGGGGAAGGTACGTTTGTTGCCCCTATGCTTACTAAAGACTGTGCCTCTTCTAGACCCCAACTTACGGCAACTTGGTACATGCCGTTAGTTTCTTTAAGTATTTTTGACTTACCTATTTTTTCCGTGACTAAATGTGGGCGCTTGGTTTTAAGCACAAGCGCCTTGTCTTTTACTATTATCATGCTTTCCTTGTGCGTTCTTTTTTGCTGGTTTCAGAAACTAGGTTGCCCTTAGAGTCCCTAAGAAACGAACGGTTGCGAGATGCAGATTCTACCCTAGTACCATCGGAGTTCTTACCTCCTTTGTCCATAGCTTTCTTATGCGCAACGTCTTTGCCGTCACCTTTGGAAACTCTGCCTTCACGCATAGCTTTACGCCTAGCAGCGTTGCGCTGAGCGCGTTTTTTCTTTTGTTCTTCGGTGCCTTGGTACTTCTCGTATTCTTTTTTGTAATTCCTACTCATAGCTATCTGCTCCTATGATGTTCACAAGATTTCACCGGGCAATAAGCACACAACGGCCCGCTGATTGGGTTCCATACATTTGACTCGTGTGCGACTGACAGTTTTTCAAGTAAGCCGTCAAACGAGGCAAAATAAGACTTACGTAACTCTGCTTTGTGTTCTTTCTTAATAAAGTCGTTGCTCACTAGATAAGCAAGGGCAGACTTTATTGTTTCTACTTCTGGGAAATGGGTGAACACGGCGGCTGCCAGTAAATCGAGCTGCTTTGTATCGGCGTACTTAGCATTTTTTCCGGTTTTGTAATCCACCAGATACGCTTTCGCTCCGTCGATAATGATCAAGTCTGCTATGCCGCGCCACCAAGCATTACTGGCCATGTATTTAGTGGGGGTATAGTCTTTCCCGTCATATGCTACAGCCAAATGCAGCTCACAGTGTTTCTCTCCGGGTATGTTTTCCAACGCTCTTAACGGCCCAAGTATGTAGTTAAACTTAGCCGGTATATCTACCCCGTTCTTTATATATTCTTCAGCGGCTTTGTGTACTTGGTTACCGTAGCGAGTAGCCTCGTTACCGTAGTCCTTTACATTTTTTGCAACTTTGAGGTGATAATACTTTTTCGGGCACTGATCGAATGTTTTTATACTGCTGTATGACCAAGTTGTCATATGCGCTCCTACAATCTGTCTTTGTATTCTTTGACGGAAGGCACTTCTTCAGAGTTTGTAGCCGTCTCGTGGCAACTCTTGTCGTGCGAACATATAGCGCATACATCGAACTCATCGAAAAAGGGTGTAGCGCATATTCGTGTAGGGCCGTCTATGCCCCAAGTTTTTTCGTCACATTTACATTCCATACTGTTGACATCTCCGCTAGTAAGTAATATATTTTGTTTTGAGGAATCAGGGTATCTGTAACAAGCAATACCTACTAAAAACCCCAGCTTCGGTTGGGGTTTT